TGGATCAATGCTGACATTGGGTCGAATTACAACTACGAAGACGTCAGCGAATATAAAGCACAACCTATTTAGGAGGCAAACAGATGAAAAAAGAATACAGAAAACTAAACTTTGCGATTGAAGACGGACAAGTCTTTGAAGGATACCAACCTGTTGATCTAAGCAATGAACCGTTTCGCGGATACTGGAACGGGTGGCTTTGTCCATACGTTGACGCGAAGACGCACGACAAGATTTGTGCGTACCTCATGGACAACCTCGACTCGTTCGACGCAATCCCGTCCGAATATGACGACCTAAAGTCATTCATTGACGCGAAGCCAAACAAAGACGGCCTGTACTACTGGGGTGGGTGCTACATCTGGTCAGAAGTTAAGAAGAATTATTTTGAAGAGGAATATTGATATGAATTACATGTATAAACATGACGAGATCAGACAACATTATATTGATTGGTTAGCAGAACAGCCCGCAGATTGGATTGAAGAAAATCAGGACGATTTGCACCATCACTGCTTCAACACCGACTACTACATAATCGGCACGTACAAAGCCATTCAATGGCTCGGTGATCAAGTGTTCGAAATCATGGGCATCATCAAAGACTACGAGCAAGACAATTTCGGCCAAGTTACTACTGACCTCACTGATCCGGAAAAGATCGTCAACATGTATGCCTATATCGTTGGCGAACAGGTTGTCTATGAACACAAAGAAATCGAGGAGGTCTGAACATGACGCACTATCGTATATATCTAGGCACTCGCAACCCTGAGTTAATCTGGGAGGGTTATGGTCAGGAGAGACTACGTAAGGCTTTATGGCAAGCTCGTAAGCAGTATGCAGACAGCACCAAGGAGGTATGGTACGACCCTAGGTATTAAAAGCCCACTGATGAGCCTGAGTTGCGCTAGGCGAAACCATCAGTGTCATCAAAGAAAAGGCCGTTGCTTAGACGGCCTAAGAGGTACTCAAATGAACAGTAAAACCATATCACGGAAAGCCAAACTATATCTAGTTACGCAAGGAAGAGGTTTGGCCTGGGTAGTCGGAACGTCCAAGCGCGAAGCGATTGAGACAGCAAACCTCAGATCTATGGGACTACCGATAGCAAAAATTTTAAGCCCAGTAACGGTATCAAACGGGCCAGATTGGGAAAAATTCTACGATCTGGATGTTACGCTGCCATGCCGGCAAGATTTTCTACCGCACAACTGGAAAGCAAATGTCCGAATAGGAGACGATGTGTTCGATTATTTTTATAAAAGGCTAGGTCACCATGAATAATACAGAGAAAACCACACCAGAAAGCGCGCAAGAGCTTCTAGAGCAGTCACTGGCTGCGTACAAGGATACTTACGCCATATCTAACGAAATGATTCAGGGGGGTTCTTTGACCAGGCAGGAGACAATTGTCATTGATCTATATTTGAGGTTGATGAAGGAGCTAGAAAAATGATGTTCGCATCACTGAACTACTACCTGGTGATGTCGATGGTCGGTTGGCTATTAGTGATAACTCAAATCACCATAGCCGTTTGGTTATACAAAAACTTGAGGGTTAACAAATGAGCCAGGAAAAAGATATCTTAGGATACTTACAGCGCAACGGCAGTATCTCACCACTTGAAGCTTTGGAGCAGTTCGGCTGTTTCAGGTTGGCTGCCAGGATCAACGATCTGAGAGCCAAAAAGCACAATATCAAGACTTATATTGCCAATGAGAACGGCAAACAGTTTGCAGTATATCGCTTGGAAAATCAGTAATGAGAGTTCTAGTTGCATGTGAGTATTCGGGACGGGTACGCGAAGCCTTTCGCGCACTTGGACATGACGCCTGGAGCTGTGATTTGTTACCCGCAGACGATTACAGCGAGCATCACTACCAGGGCAATGCGCTTGACTTACTCAAAGAGGATTGGGATTTACTGATAGCACACCCGCCATGCACATACCTCAGCAACGCAGGGGCAAAGCATCTATACCCAACAAAAGGCAACCTCAATCTTGAGAGGTATGCCCAAGGATTAGAGGCAAAGGATTTCTTCATGGAATTCTACAACGCAGATATCCCAAAGATTTGCGTAGAGAATCCTATCCCATCCACGGTATTTGAGATGCCCCCATACTCACAATTTGTACAGCCGTGGGAGCATGGGCATTCCGTGAGCAAAAAGACGTGCTTCTGGCTCAAAGGTCTACCGCCACTTCTACCGACAGAGATTGTGGCGAAGACCGAGAACTGTCATGGGGCAAAAGGAAGTTGGTACAACCAGGGGGGCAAAGACAGATGGAAACGCAGAAGCACTACCTTTCAAGGCATTGCGGATGCAATGGCAGCGCAGTGGGGAATTTTACCTTAACTAAGCTAAACTGGAGTTAAACTAAGCTGTAAACTAACTTCAGCTCCAGTTATTTTATAAATAAGTTTTTTAAGTTTCGCTACTTAGCCAAACCACTTAGTTAAGCTAGGGTTTAACTTAGCTACGCGAAGCGAAGCTTAGTTATCCACAACAGAGGTTGTCAAGTATGTTTTTTCACAAAGATCCAACAAAGCTACTGCAAGAAATGAAAGGTTGGATGCAACTCAATGATTTACAAACAATGTTTATTTCACGCATTCCAGGTGGCTACCGAGCGCTTGAACCAGGCGAAGAGCACTACGGAACGGTCATTGGTACGCTTACAAAAGGAAAAAACAAGTGAAGGTTATTGTCACCATGAGCGGAGGGAAAGACTCCACGGCTGTTGCTTTGCTTGCCAAAGAGCAGGAGGTTGATGCGATTTACGCATTTGCTGACACAGGGCATGAACATCCATTAACTTATGAGCATATTGATTACCTGGAGTCGGAACTAGGTATCGAGATTCAACGATGCAAGGCTGACTTCACAAAAGATATCGAGCGCAAACGAAGTATTGTTGAAACGAAGTGGCGAAAAGATGGTGTGTCAGAGGAAAAAATTCAACGAGCTCTTGCACTTCTGCAGCCAACAGGCAATCCATTCCTTGATCTATGTCTATGGAAGGGTCGTTTTCCGTCAACTAAAGCACGATTTTGCACTGAGCATTTGAAGATTATTCCGGTCCATCAGCAAATATTGTTCCCTACGCTTGGAAAATATGGTGCTGTCGAGACCTGGGTTGGCGTCCGAGCGGATGAGTCTCAGGCTCGCGCCAAGCTGCCAGATCGTGAGATGGACGACACAGGCACAGAGATATTCAGGCCGATACTCCATTGGACTATTGAGGACGTGTTTGCGATGCATAAAAAGCATGGTGTTGAAACCAATCCTCTTTATAAACAAGGAATGCCGCGTGTTGGTTGTATGCCTTGTGTGTCATGCGGTAAAGAAGAGCTGCGACAAATAGCGATGCGGTTTCCAGAAGAAATCGAAAGAGTCCACCAGTGGGAACAAATAATGAGACAAACTTCAAAGCAAGATCATGCGGCTTTTTTTACATTAAAGAAAGAAGAAGTAGAAGGATTGTCGTATGAAGAACATGAACAATATGCAGGAATCAAAGGCCGAGTGGAATGGTCTAAAACAACTAAAGGAAAGGTGCAATATGACCTTATCTCTGTGTATGAGGAACCGACAACCTGTCATAGCATTTATGGTTTATGCGAGTGATTCTCGAACGATGCAGCACCACAACTCAAAACTAACGTCGGCAAGCCCACGAAAATCTTCCAACTCGAAGCAATCTGAACCAACTCCCTGCCATTTGATAAAAACCTGGATAGGTTTTCTGTCCTGCCTGAGTATCAGTGCCGGCTGTTTACCTTGTTCACTTTGTTGGCAAGCCTGCAGCCAGAATCTTTTGATGTCGGCTGGCTTGGCGACTGCATAACGCTTGCACTCGATCGCCCAACCAGGAACGCCAAGCACATCGAAGCCACCTTCCGCAGTCTGCATCAGGTTTCGCTTGGCCTCGACTCCCAAATGCTCCCGAATCAAGTTGCAAACCTCTCGCTCAAATGTCGCGCCTTTATCTCTGCTGTTTACCATTTTCCTACTACCCCCAGGTACACGGACACTTTGTCGGCAAGCCTTACTTAAATCTCCAAGGCCGATTTGTCAACAGTTTACCGAGTGCTGTCACTTCTCTCGGTTTTGTTTTTCTTTTATTGTATCTTGAATTGCTATAAGATATTATAGGACAAACAATATAAACAAAGGAGAGCTATGAATAAAAATCAGTTGAAGGCACATGAAGTTGAATCCGCAAGCCAGCCAGGAAAGCTATATGACGGTAACGGTCTGCATCTTCTTATACGTCACAATGGATCAAAATACTGGATACATCGTTATATGTCCCAGGGGCGTAGGCATGATCTGGGTCTAGGAAGTTATCCAGAGGTCAAATTGCGTGAAGCAAGAAAGATGAGAGATACCAACAAAATCATGCTTGCAAAGGGAGAAGACCCGATATTCAGAAGACGATTTGTCAAGAAAGCAAACAAGCATCGTCATGAGTATCGTGAGTCAATCAAACATCTGATGCAGCTGTTGGAATCAACTTATGTTCTTTGGAGAACCCTAAGAAGGTTGCCCGCAATTCCAATGGAAGAGCAGGATGAGGAGTCAATCTCGCTAGATGACTTTCTGACCCTTGCTGACTTCCGAATAATGAAGGAGCGTTTTAATGCAATTTCTCAAGTTAGATGAAGTGATGGCAGCAACTACGCTATCTCGAGCAAGTATCTACAGAATGATAAGTGAAGGAAAATTTCCAAAACAGCATCAAATTTCCGATAGAAGATCGGTCTGGCTGAAAAGCGATATCGAAAAATGGATGCAAAAACAAATGGGAGAAAACAATGCAGACACCTGATTGGGCGTTGAGGCATCATTACTATCATCACAAAAATAGTAAAAGTGCAGAGCCCGCAAAAGAATTGTTCGACAAGTGCCATGTAAGACCGCTTGTTGCAAAAGCCTGGGATATCACCAGAACATCAGTGGACGATCACGACCTTGAGGATGCTTGGGCAACGATCAACAGGCTTGATCACAGGCACAATGAGAGCTCAAACAGCAAGATGTGGGCTGGTACTGTGGTGCAGTGGGCGTGTGATGAAATCCTGATAAAACAACAAGATCCAGCGGAAATCTACGATCTTGCTTTAAAAAAATTCCACGGTCATACAATACGCACCTGGGATGATGGCAAGGACGCTAGAGATTGGGAGATCTGCGCTGAAGTGCTGACAGACACCATCCGTTCCAGTGTCGAGGGATTGCGAGAAGTTATGGCAGGGCAGCAGATTGTTGGCGAGAGTGAGCTAAAAGGCTGCCTCTTTGATAACGAACTACCTCATATCAACCGCCCAGATTATGTTGGCGTTGGCGATCTGAAAACAAAATGGCCAACACAGGACGCTCGCGCCAAGTCTGGCAAGCGCAAAGCGTCACTACCAAAAACCCTGGACGGAATGTTCACCATAAACAATGTGTTCCAGGTAGCGGGTGGTTGGTACATCAACGGCAGGAAGCCTGTCTGGTTGTTGTACGCGAATGAGGATGGATACGCCATCTTTAATCAAGACAACTGTGAAGAGCTACAACCTGATTTTTTAGAGCAGTGCTGTCAGAAGATGTCGGTCCACCATCGAGCGATAGAGAACAATCTGAAAGCGCATAGCGACAAGGAATCACTATTACTGAGCCAGGCTCCAGACTTTGATCACATATCTTGGTCTGAACCACCTGGCGTTATCGAAGAAGCAAAAAGAATATGGGGGATGAAATGAACGACGCACAAAGCTCTGTAAGTAGATCAGAGAGTATAGGAAAACTAGCCGCTGCATTGAGCAAGTTTCAGGCAGAGGTGGATAATCCGACAAGAGATAGCCAAGGCCATCATTATAAATATGCTGATTTGGCTAACATCTTAAACTCGGTTAAACAGCCGTTAGCGACCAATAAGTTGTCTGTCTGTCAGATGCTTGGATCAGGCGTGCAAGGTGTCTCAGTCACCACGATCTTGATGCATGAGTCGGGGGAGTATATTCAGTCGGAGTATTCTATTCCTCAAGAGACAAGCAGTCGTATGTCGGGGCCACAACAGGCAGGGACAACGATTACATACGCCAGGAGATATGCCTTGGCCGCTTGCTTGGGAATTGCACAGGAAGATGATGATGCGGCCAAACCAACCGTATCGCATCAGGAAGGGTCCAAGCCGAAGCCAGTGAACAGATCGCCTCAACAAAAAAACGCAGAAACTCAAACCCAGTTTGCAGAACAAGCCTGCAAAGAGATTCATGCAATGACCAAGATCGGTCAGATTCATTTGTGGACAACAAAGAATGAGAAAAAACTAGAGTCACTTGCGGCATCTAGTAAAACTTTGGTGACGATGGTTACCAATGCGTTGGACGAGAAAAGCAAGGAGCTGAGTGAGTCAGAAATGCCTGTCGCAGAGACACACGGGACAGAGCCTGATCCACTGCCACCAGTTCCACCACTTAATTCAAAAGACGAAATCCCATTTTAGGAGAAAATTATGGCATATCCACACTTCAGCAACAGCAAAATGCAGCCGCTTAGAGAACAAGAGGTTGGCGTGAGCAAAGGCAGAGAGTATCAAGTAAGCGCCTGGTTTGAGGTCAAGACTGCTTACGATGAGCAGACAGGGCGTTATGCCCCGATGCAAGTTTCACAGCAGGAGGCAATCGAGGAAGCCTTGGACACTCTGCGCAGTGTCGGTGCGAACCTGAAGGTGACGATCAAAGAGAAGAACCAGGGAGATGCCCGTCAGTGGCCTATCGCGGTGAACGCAAAGGTCTTTATCAACGACAAAGACAAGACCGCTGCGCCAGAACCGAGACAACCTAGCACAGGAAACTCCTGGGACAGGTTCAAAGGGTAATGGTTGGCAAGAAAACAGGAAGAACGAATCGGAAGATTGACCCGAAAACTCAGTCTTTCGATTCTTTTTTCAAAAAGAAAAAATCAAATCTCCGCAGCTGGATCAGGCTTCGACTCGAGTACCTGGAAATGGACATCGAGAAATACATAGATCAAGCCAAGCATCAAGTATTCATGGAGATGAAAAAGAGAGCCAAGCAAATGAGAGCTCAGCACAATGTGCCATCAGTTTTCATAAAGACTTGCGAGGAACCAAAAGTCACAAAACGGAAACCTCGCAAGATGACCATCGTGCAGGATGTTTATTACTGATCACTTCATCTTTTTCATGGGCGTTTTAGCACCGCCCATTTTTTCTCTGTTCTTCTCTCTGGCCTTTTTCATCGCTGACATTTGCGAACCTTTTGGCTTCATTCCTGATCCTTTTCCGTAATGACCTGGCATAAATCACCTCATGCTTTTGCTTTGTTTCGTTTTGATATCGCCCGAGCTTTCGCTCTGGCATCCGCTTTACTGCTTGCACCCCAAGCTCGGAGTGAAAGGAGTAACCTGGTTGGCTTTCCATCTTTTTTTTCAGGCCCAGGATTCGCACCCATTCTGGCTAAAAAACTTGCTCTTCTAGGCGAATCCCCTTTTTTGATTGGTCTACGCAAATTAGATCCTGGGTTCTCTCTCTCATAGGATCTGCGACCCTTCTCGTTAAGACCACCCTTGGGGTTCTGACCCTCTTTGCGCTGCCATGCAGGAGTCTTAGCCACGCCTTATGCTACCTGTCTTAGATGCTTTGTCAGACTCCTTTGGCCCAGCGATCTTCTGCAGCGTACCGTAGACGTACCTATCGCGTTCTTTACCCTTGAGCCCCTTCTTTCTAGCCTGAGCCATCAGGCTGCGCTCTAGTTTTTCTGGCATCTAAACCTCCAACTGATCCTCAATCATTGCTTTGGCAAGACGGTGAGCTCGCTGGCCTACCTGGTCTGCCCATCGTGAATCCATCATCTGAGCAGCCGCCTCTTCCCAATCTTCTTCCTGCATTGCGTTGATGGCAAGCTTGAAGTTGAGGAAACGGCTCAGGCCAAGGTTGAACACCATATCAACGACTATCCTCTGGCGCACTTCGCTCATGTCTCTCCACCAGGGCATCGCATTGTCCAATTCCTTGCTGACTCTCAGAATGTCGTTGTCCAGCAAATACCTGGCTTCTTCTTCTGTGATACCTAACTCTTCTACGTTGCGCCCGACACCGAGCGTTATGTACCCTGCGCTGCATTGGTAAGTCTTGAGCTCCAATCCCTCGTGTAGAATCAGCTGGTCTTTTAGCTTGTCTACATCCATATCCGCAAACCTCATCCTTTCTTTAACAAGTCTGAGTCAGCTTTACGCGCACCACCCTTGCCTGTGACAAATGATTTGAGTCTTCCCATTGCCCACTGGTGTGCTGAAACTTTTGGTCGAGACCCCGCAGAATAATACGCGCCAAGCCCACGTTTGTAGACTTTCTCCATTGTGGACCGAGAAAATCTTGAGCTGATTCCTTTGTATGTCGCCATTACGATCTGCTCCTTTGTTTCGAGATGCGGTCCATCTCCTCTTTAGTGAGCGTACCCTTACGATACTTCTCCGCTGTGCGCTTGATCTCTGCTCTCCTGGCTTCTGGGTTGGCAGCGCCAGCAGTATACTTGATCGGAACACCATCTTTCTTTTTGACTTCGCGGAACTTCCGCATCAACGATCTAGCCATTATTTTTTCTTCCTATCCAAGAAGCCTTCGACAGCACCGCCACCAAAATAGAAACCTAAGATGATAAGCATCGCATAGTTTATACTGAATTGTTCCATTACCTTAGTCACTGCATCTGGGTCGCCTTGGCCTGAGATAGTCATACCCAGAACTAAAACATAGCTCCCAAGAAACGTCAGGCCGAACATGAGAGCAAGGTAGCGCTGAGCAATTTTAAAAGGGGCGTAGGCTTGCAGAAGCTGGGTTTTCGCATCAGCCTTAGCCTTGACCTCTTCTTCAGTCGACGTATGCATATCGTCAATCAGCTTCAGACCACTCTCGATGACCTTCTCTGATCCTAGTATTTTTCCGATGACTCCAAGCATAGTTACCTCAGTATCTTTGTGCTTTGCGGATTGACCCACTCAGGGATGCAATACGCTTGCACCTTGCGTTTAGTCCAATAATTGTATCTTGTTCTACTCACTCGATCAGCAAAGTAGTTACACCTATCGATAGAGTAGAAATATGCCTTCTTATCTGGGATTACCGTTCCTTCTGCTGTCATGACGATCAAAGCAAACACATAAATCATACGGGCCTCATAGTCGAGATCCAATAAATAAAGCCACCGATTGCAGCCAATCCCAGCAAACAAACAAATACAATAACCATAGACTTAAGGATAGCCAGGTTTCTTTGGCGCTTTGCGATCTTGGCTTTCTTCTGTGCTTCGATTGCTTCATCACGGTTGCGTTTCGCTTCTGCAGCGTACCTGAGAAAGTCCGTATATAGGTTTGCCCGGCCCTGATATATCAGAAGGGTCTTCAACTCTTCCTCGCGTTGACGTAACTTTTCGAGGTGGAGAAAGTTTTCTAAATCAGAACCTGTTGATTGCGAACTGCCTGATTTTTTCTGTATCTCTGCCTTCGCGTCAAAGTATTTGCCTAGCTGTTCAGCACAATCCGAAATATCTTTGCCATTCTTCAGTAGCTCTTTCACCGCACCAATCGCGGTGTTTGCGGTTTGAACTACGGCAATGGCTTCAAAGATCACGATCTTAGTACAAGGGATATGAGCAGGAGCAGAGATGCTCCAGCAGTGGAGATCATAATCATTTCGATACGCTTCACACGATGCAACATCTCTGCCCATCGTTCCGCACAGACTGCTTCATGCGTTGCGAGGTTAGCTTGAACTTTGTTGATCTGTGAATGTGCTGAAGCCACAGTGCGATTATCCATCAGATTTCCTCCGGCCAATCGTTAATCGGTGCAACTGTGCCGCCATCAGGGATATCATACAAAGCCATAACCTTCGCATGAGTGTTAGCGGCTGTTATTGCATCTTCGATAGTTTTTGACGCAGTTCGGACAGCCGTTCTGTAATTTGCCACGGTATCTGGTATTTCTTTGTTTGTTTCACTTTTCCGAATGACGTACCAGTCGGTGCTGCGTAGGATTTCTTGAGCTTGTGCTTTGATGGTTGCTGTTGCGACTGCTTTGATACTTGCGACATCTTTCTTGATAAGGCTTCCGTCATCTTTCACTCCAGTATAAAAACGGTCATCGTAGTCGGTATTGACATATGTTAAGCCGTTTGCTTTTTTGACTTCATCAGACCAATGAGTTGACCAGCAAGACGGATGACGAACGCTCCCATCTGCCGAATCAAACGCCTGACCTTCTTTGATTATTTTATCGCCTAGTTTCCAACCCATTTCCAAATCCTCATGGTGCGTCGGTACTAATGTCCGAACTTGATATACCGCTTGATGTTAGATGATTATTATTTCCAGAAGTATCTGCTCCTACTGTTGAAGCTGATGCTGTTCCGGTTCCAGTTTGTTTGTACTGCAAGCGGAATCCATTGTTGCCAAAAGTAAGGTCTTTTGTGTCAATAGGAATGAAAACACCGCCAGAAGTTTTACCAAAACTACTTTCGTCTAATTGCGCACCTTCAATAAAGTTTGTCTCTGCAAGTTTGGCGTTGATTCTTTGATTTCCATGACCATTTCCAACAAAATTTGCTTCTGCATTGTTGATATCACAATCGTGGTTGATAGCAGGAAAGGATGTATGTTCATCGAATGATACTTGGTTACCATCGAGATAGGCTTTCACCCTGTTTGAAGGTGTGCTTTGTGTGGTGTCTACCGCAAAAATCAAACTATGAAAATCGCTGGTGTCCGTTAAAGTAGTGCTCGAGGTCAAAAAACCACTGCTCGATCCGTTCAAAAGCACTCTAATTTTGTTTGCGCTGAATCCAAATCCGTCACCTTCACTTGCAGTTCCAAACACATATTGATCACCACCAAAAGTTGCCGAGCGTTTGATCCACGTAGAAAATGTAAATGTCCGTCGATTTGGAGTTGGACTACTGCTTGGAGTTCGACTTAGTTGCGCAGAGTTTCCAGACTGAAAATTCAAAGAGTTGGTTACGATAAATTCGTGCGTAGTAAACCATTGTGCTGAGTTAAACATATCATCAACCAAAATTTAACTGTGGAGAAGAAAGCAAAATACTGTTGTCTGCTTTGATAATATAAGCCACTACATCGTAATCATTGTTGCCTGACGAAAGAGTCAAAGTGGCTGATCCTGGAGTCTCATAATCTCCATGCAGAGAAACTGTCCCAGCACTACCGGAGCTAGGTTGAATAAATATTATAGTGCCTGTCTGACCAATCTGAGACCCTTCGGTCGTTGGTTCCGCAAGAGTGTTTGATCCTGATGACAAAGTTAAGATGAAATTCTGATAGGTATCAAAGTCTAATGTAAGATTTGTACCGCTGAATGTGCTTGGTAGCTGCGCTTTGGTAAATGTGTTTTGCGCATTAGTCGCAACGATGTTTGCCCCTGCCAGGCTCGTAGCCCCTGTACCGCCGTTTGCAATTGGTAGCGTCCCAGTTACTTCTGCGGTGAGATCAACGCCCGCATCCTTAATTGTGACCGCACCTGAACTGACAGAAAAATTGTCACTTGAGAATGACGCGATACCTTTGTTGCTGGTTGTTGCGTCTTCTCCTGCGATTGTGAGGGTATCTGTCGCACTGACTGTCGCATCAATCCCTTCACCCGAGGTGACTGTCAGGGTGTCGCCATTTGCAACCGCTTGCGTTGTTGATCCGTCCGAAAGTGTAAATGAACCAGATGCATCTGCTCCAGAGTATGAAAACGATAGCGTGATCCCATCTGTGTTGCTGAAACTGCCATTGCTGACAACGTGTGTCACAGGGACTTTGGTGTAGCCAGAAGCGTCTGTGACCGCACCACTAACCTTGAACAAAGCAAAGGTTGATGGAGTTCCTTCCTTTGTGATCAGTATGATTCCTCTAGCTGTTGAGTTCGTCACGTCATCAAACGACTGCACGAATCCAGAGATGTCTACAGAATTATCGTCAACATCATCGATAAACAAAATGCTGACCGAACTGATTGTTCCATTGTTAAAAGCTAATTTACCGTTCCCTGGATCAGCATCAGAGGTAGAGTTGCTGAAAGTCATCGCTAAACCAGCGTTTGACCCATCTGCTCCCGCAGCGCCTGTGCTTCCTGTGCTTCCTGTGGCTCCGGTGTTGCCTGTGACCAACCCGAAAGCTAACGCCAAAGCGCCACTGCTTGCAGTAAATGTCGCACTTGCTGTGGGCGTTCCTCCTGCCGACACAGCAGAGACAGAGGTTGTCACTGTATCCACCTTGCCTTCAGTGACCGTCAAGTCACCCGAACCGTCAAAGCTCAGTATCTTGTTTGCGCGATCTGAGGCAGAGATTGCAAACTCTGTCGATGAAATCGTATTGGTAACCGATGCTTTGATCGCTCGATCAATCTCTTCCTGCTGTTGCTGCGTGATGAAGGTAAGTCGGTCAAGCGCATCCTCATGCGATTCCGCAGGGAATGGGTCGTTTTCTACATAGTCTGTACCCTGGGTCAGGGCGAGTTCACGCTGGATCACCACTGTCTCGCCTGATGCTGGCGTGTTACCAGTGGTGAAGGTCACGTTCCCGCCGCTCGCGTTACCCGCGTTCGACACTGTGTAGTGAGTTGTCAGCGTTTTGAGAGTCTCTACACCCGCTGAGCTTCTGATAAAAACCTTCAGATCAGCATCAGCGAATATCTTAAAGGTGTACGCGAAAACGGTAGTTGACCCGTTTCCCGAGTAACTTACCTTGTTGGTTGTGCTTGATACTGTCATGGCTTACTCCCTAATCACATTCTCAAAATCAGGCGCCCGATCTGGAGCGAACTCCCCAGGAGTCCACCAGAATCCTTGATTGTATTCTCTTTCTCTTGAACGCATAAGCCTTCTCAATTTTTTGTCTGCCTCTGGATCTACCATTTCCTGCAACGATTGGAAGAATGCTTGCTCAAACAGTTTAGTCTGCCAGATACTTGGTGTATATCGGTCAATGATTTTTGCGCCTTCCCCAAGGATATTGAATTCTTCATCACTTATGACTGAACGAACAGTCCCCTTAGTAAATCTTACAAACCTGTCAGCCGTATCAAATGATGGCCCTGCAAGTGTTTCAAACAAACCTTTTCCAAAACGACTTGTATCAGCGAATACAAAATCCCCAAAAATGCCAAGACCGCCGCCCTGCAGCATCGCTGCCGTCAAGAAATCTTTGTCAGGGATCATGCCTCCGTCTTTGTTCAGAGCCCTTGGATCACGCCCTGCAACAATATCTTTCGCCTGTAAAGCAATCGCACCCAATGCTGTTGTTGTAACCAGAAGACTTCCAAGATACTTTGCCCGACTGCCTTGTGATCCTGCATACCATCCGCGAGTCATGTGAGTCATGGCGATTGTGATTGGGAATGATTTGATCGCAAAAAACGATCTGTAAAACTCTCCTTCGGGTGTCCCTCTTTGCTGCCCCATCGTCATTACAGACCTTACCCTTGCATCGGGACTAGGCACTGCAATATCAGTCTCCTGTAAAACCATTGACTGAAACTTCAAAGACTCGTCTGCATTGAAGTTTGCAAAAACTGCACCCTCGTATTCAAGCACCTCAGTAGATCTAAATTGATCCCATTCCCTTTTTACAATCCCGTTGCGCTCCATCATTGCGCGGAACCCTGCATCCAAGGCTTCCCACTCTGTGTCAAATGATCTTGCAAGAGCTCCAGAGAACTCCATCCCGAAAGCCCGTTTATTGCCATTTGTCCAAGGCTCCAAGAAAGATGCCTTCATAACAGCATTCGCTAGTTTGGATGTGAGCCCAATCCCATAGGTTTCTCCAAAGCGATTTGAAGAATGGGCCATTGTGATCCATGCATCCGCGCCTAAACCAATCTGTGCTGCAATTCTGAGATCTCCATCTGGAGCTGCTAAAGTCTGGAGCGTTTTCCCTAGAATCCGAAACGTAGGTAACTTGTTGTATTGGGCTGTAATCAATTGAAACCCGATATCAGAAATAGCTGAGATAAAAGCAGAACCCAGCAAAGCCGCTTGATCAATGTTTCTTATTGCTTGGAACATATTCCCAAAAGCCATCGGATTGCCTTGATTTACTCTGCCTGACACAACATTCCATGTGTCTTGCAATCGCCTAGCTTGAATTCTGTTGATCCCCGATTTTTGCGCTTGCGCCAAAAATACTCTCCAGGTTGTTTCTGGGTTTGGCCCCATCAACTCAAGCAAAGCGATGTCATTTGCAGAAGACTCAATAAAGTCAACAAGGGTTCCAAAAATATCCCCTCGCCCAAAGTCGTTTTGATATTCAATCCAAGATTCAGCGTCTTTAAAATACAAGACCCTTTGATCAGAACCTTTGCGAGATAGTTTACGGCCCATCGTCCGAGGCGCTTCCAGTGGCCCGACTTTGTTGAGGCCACCAGTGACGATGCTTTCGAACACGTTCCCAAGCAAGCCGTCTTCATCCTGGGTTCCAAAAATCTCAAGCTGAGTCAACTGTCTCCCTTGATCGTCTAGCATCTTTGTATAATCGAGCTTGTCCCTGATACGGTCTATCCAAATGCGCTTTGCTTCATTCCGATCTTTTGCTAATTTCAATATAGCGCTTGGATCATGGCGTTGAGGTAACAAAAAGTCTTCGTTCTTTGAGATAGATGCACCAAATTTGTTTTTCAGATCTACTGTACGATCTACAAGCTTCAGCCAATCTTTTGCAAACTGATTGATTTCAACATCATCTGTCGCCTCTCCATAGATCGCGCGGATGAGCTTGTTCAAATTTGCTTCATCGTCAAAAAACCCAAGACCTTTTTTCTGGAATCTGTTGAGAAGCTCCGACAAATCAGTATGAAATCTCTTTGAGTATGATCTTGCCGTGTACTCAACATTTCTGTAAGGCGCACCAAACGCTGAGTCCTTCGTTAACAAGGCCATCAGTTTTGTGTAATAGCTGGGTGTTTCGCCTGAAATCGTCTGCGTGTAGCCATCAAAATCGTTTTTGCGTTTTTTCAGAACGACAGCTTGCATCGCTGCCTCTCTTTTGGCTCTTGATATCTTGTTTACGAGTTCGTCAACGACAGCCTCTGGATCAATCCCCTTCTCCATATTTTGTTCAATGGATTGTTTCAAAGACTGACTAAGCCGTTCCTCATCACGCTCTGCTTGTGAGAGCTTTAGCATACATTGTTCGTACCTAGACACCTCTCACACACCTCTTCAGTTCATTCAAAGCAGACAAATCGTTATCCTGTTGCTCGACAAAATCTTTGATGTTTCTTTCAACCCCGTCAATCTCAATTGTTACATTCTGGTCTTCATCTGATAGCCTTGCATACTCAGACATATTACGATCATGCGCTTCACTCAAGCCTTGAGATTCAAGCACTCTCCTCTCTGCATCGCGGATCTCAATGTCAGTTTCATCTAAATCAGCAAAGTCTCTGTCAGGAAGAAAATCCTGTGGCTCAAGCAAATCCTCTTCAAAGTTTTCTGCAACTTGCAAGAATCGTGCTGTAGCCGCTTTATGCTCAGCTACAATTCCGTCCTGAGCAGCTTGAAATCTTTGTTGCAACTGACCTTCTCGAATATCCGCTTCAGTCAAGCTTTCAAGTTCTGCGATTTCTTGATCTAAGGCATCAAGCTGCGCCCTTGCGTCATCGGACTTGACTAGCCTTGGGTTCGCAACAATCGCTTCAACAAACGCAATGGCCTCGTTTGTAAGCTGTGGTTGGATGCCCTCTTCGTAGCGGAAGTTATAAGCTAGTGTCCCATCTTCCCCCAACGCCTCGATCAAGCCATCAACAGTTTTGCCGTCATTGCCTGACCTCCAGAACCCTACACCTAACCCATTGGTTCTTGAGTTAAAAACTTCATCATCGAAATTGCTCATTGCCTGAAAATCTTTACGATTTAGCCCGCCAATAGAAATGACCCAAGCCTTCATGAGTTCACTTGGTTTCTGCAAAGGTTCTTTCTTTTTCTTCAGGCGCTCAATCAGCTTTGAGATATTCGCAAGCTGATCTCCAACATCTTGCTCTAAGTATTCTTCAAGCTCTTTTGCCAAAATGTTATTGGCAGTATCTGGTCTCTCAACAACGAAAGACTCGACAAGCCCACTGAAGTTGCGAATCTTTTCTATACCAACGCGGAATATCTTTGAGCCACTGGCATCCATAATCGCATCAAGGATGATATCGTCTTTCTCTATCTCTTCTTGGATTTCTCGGACAAGCGCATTTGCCTCATCTATTTTGCGAGACTTTTCTGCGCTGTCGATCTTTCCAAAATCGTATTGATCCTGTATCTCTTCGAGCTGATTGCGCTTCAGTATTTGCGCTTCAGTCAATCTTTCACGATTTTGTTTTGATCTTTTTACGATTTCATCAATTTGATTTTTATTGAAAGTGGTTTTGACAGACGTTCTGCCTTCGCCAGTTGAGACAAAAGAAGGAAACATTGCTTGAATAAACGCAAGGTTTCCTGTTTCAACTTCGATAGGCTTATCTGGTAAAGAATTGACAAATCCCTCTCTTGATTTTTCAGCAGCTCTTCCAAAATATCCTGCGATGCCACCAAAACCAAACCCCAAA